TACAATAGAAAATTTTATAGATTTTTAAAATGAAACTAACACCAGAACAAAATAAAAAAATTGGTAAACCTCCTATATTGGATCACCAAGAAATAATAAAACTATATCAATATAAAACAGTTAATGAGATTGCTAAACAATTTGGAGTTAGTAGGCAAGCTATTTACAATATAATTAATAATGTCCTATAAATCAGAAAAAATAATAGAAAATAAATCAGTAAACATAAGAATAGAAAAAGCCTTTATCTTTATTCAATTAAGATTTGTAATAATATATGCGATAGATTTTAAAGAAGAATCTACAAGAGAAGAAAAACTAAAAATTGTTGAAGATCAAATTATTAAAATTCTTGATCCAAAAAACAAGAAGCAATTAGTAAAAATGCAAAACACAATCTCAAGACTTAATGAAGACTTAGGAATAAAAAAAATGTTTTCAAGTGGTGTAGATGGTCAGAAGTTTATTTTAATAATTTATTTCTTATTATTAGAAATATTAAAGCTTGAAATTTTAATATTTCCTCAAGAGTTGGAAGAAGTATTTAATGACTTACTGGAGATAGAAAATTACAATAAGAAAGAATATGAAAGGATGAAATTAAGATCAGAAGCCCATGACGAGGCACCAAAATTATTGAAGAAATTGCAAGGATTAGGCTATTATAGACTTAGAAAAAAGGTATTGACATACAAGAATATACAAGTATAATATAATAGAACACACAATTAAATACGGTCGTATTAAATTATACATTGAATTTTAAAAATTTATATGTAACCTAATAAGGAGAAATGATTCCTTACGTAACTGCTACAGTTTTGGAGACGCAACTGTAGCAGTTATCGAAGTTATTAAAAAAATTACAAGGATTAGGTAATGAAGCCAACAGAATTTTTAGAAAGCATAGAAGATTTTCAAGTTAGTTTCGTTGGCAAGAAATCAATAGATGCTGAATTATTTACAAAATCTATTGATGATACTGTAACACTTGTTAAAGCTAGTGCAGATGCTATTGACCCTAGTTGTTTTATTAAGCTAGAAATTAAAGCAAATAAAGAGGGTAGCTTTCAAACTGTAATAGATGTCATTACAAAATACTCACCTGATTTATTAGCTGTTTCTTCTATTGCTGGCAATGTGATACAAGGATTCTTAAATTTTATTCTCATCAAACAACATTTAAAGGGCAAGAAGGCTAAGAAGATAGAAACAAAAGATGATGAAATGGCAATTCAAAATCAAAAAGACGAGATTTTGAAAGTACCTAATAAGATTGGTCAAACCTACTTCAAAGACAATAGAATTGATAATTTAGTCGTTAATATTACCAATAATATTTCTAATGGTGATAGGGACTATCTATCTGTAAAAACAAAAGATAGAGAGGTAAAAATTGATAAATCAGAATACGAAAATATGGCAACAAGTGTAATTGATGAAAACCCAGTAGCAAAAACAATAACAAATAAACCAATTGATGTTGATTTACCATTAAAGAAGCCTGATTTACTAGGCAAATCAAAATGGGAGTTTATCTATAATAAAAAAATTGAGGCTAAAATTGATGATGAGGATTTTTTGGCTAAAGTAAGAAAAGGAGAAATAAAGAACCTTTATGCTGGTGTTAGAATACCCTGTAAACTTCAATTTGAATATGACCTAGACGAAAATCACGACATAGTGCCTAATAGTGATAAATATACAATATTAGAAATAACTGGCGATATAATAGAGCCAGAAGAAGATAATCAAATTAGCCTTTTTGATAATAATTCTTGATTTTCTATTTAATCAACCTTAAAGTGTACTAATCCGAAAAAAATTACAAGGATTAGGCTATTACTTGAAATAATAAATCTTGACAATAAAACCTTTCTTTATATAATACAATCAGGGATTTTAATCAATATTCTTGATGGTAAAGAAAAAAGAATCTTACGAAGCATCTTATTTATTAAATGGTCTTACTGATCTTGCTTTTGGTTTATCTACCAATAAACAACTATCAAGTGCAGAAACTCTAAGGCTAAACAATAGAACTTATTTAGTATCAACAGATAGGTCAACCCTTTCCTATGCTTATACAACTTATGGCATTATCCAAACACTAATAGATCAACCAGTGGAAGATGCTTATAAAGGAGGATTTAAAATCAAGTCAGATCAATTAGGACATGATGAAATAAAAGATTTACAAAAATATATTTCAGATGAAGGAATTGATGAGACTATAAAACAAGCTGAAAAGTGGAAAAGGCTTTTTGGTGGCTCTGGGATAATCATTAATACAATAGGAAAAGCAAATAAGCCACTTTCTATTGACCAAGTAAATAAAAACACACCTTTAAAATTCTATGCTGCTGATTTATGGGAATTAAACAGAGCTAATACAGGAGCTTACACAGAAGAAAAGCCATATATTAACTTTAGCGGAGAAGCTAAATTTTATTATTATGGCATAGAGCTTGACCAATCAAGATTATTAAAAATGAGTGGTAAGCAAGCACCCTCTTTAATCCGCCCTCAATTAAGAGGTTGGGGAATGTCAGAAGTAGAAAGAATTATAAGAAGCTTCAATCAGTATCTTAAAAACAATAATGTAATATTTGATCTATTAGATGAAGCAAAGATAGATGTTTACGGAATAAATAAACTAAATGAAGCGTTAGGGACTAAAGATGGAACTAATAAGATTTTAAAAACAATTCAAACAATGAATCAGGTTAAATCTTATCAAAATGCTATTGTAAAAGATAAAAATGATGATTACGAGCAAAAAACACAAACATTCGCAGGATTAGCAGAACTACTAAGAGAAATAAGAATTGCCATTGCTGGCGATGTTAAAATGCCAGTAAATAAGCTATTTGGACAATCTGCAACAGGCTTTTCTAGTGGTCAAGACTCTATCGAAAATTATAACGCTATGATAGAGGCAGAAATTAGAAGAAAAGAAAATAAAGTAATAAGTGAAATAGTTAGATTATGTTCTAAAAAATTATTTGATTTTGCTCCTGATGATATAGTAATTGAATATTACCCATTAAGAGAACTAACAGCAGAGCAAGAAGCTAATGTTAATAACACTAAGATTAATAATATTATTTCATTAATAGATCGTGGACTAATTACAAGCGAAGAAGCTATTGAGGAAATTAATAAAAATAATATCTTAATGACTCAATTAGATGGTTAAAACTTTAAAACCTATATCGCCAAGAGTTAAAGATGAAAATATAATTGCTAAAGAAATCTTTGATATATTAAAGAAAGATTTATTACAGCCTTTACTTGATGAATTAGAAAAAAATCAAAAGATATATTATAATGGCTTAATTCATATTAAATCTGCCTTAAAATCTGGTAAAATAGGGCTTAACAAAGGAATAGTTAAAGGTTCTTTTAATTCATCTATCATAAAAGAATTTAACGAATTAGGTTTTAAATTCGATAAAAGGATAAAAGGTTTTAGGGTTGATATAAATAAACTCCCTGTCACTCTGCAATTAGAGGTTGGAAGGTCTAATCTAGCAAGCAAAAGACTTGCAGAAAGTTTATTAACTAAGTTAGATAGTGTAAATATTGATGAAACCATTAATAATATTGATTTAAATAATAAATATCTTGACATATTAAATAATATTGATAATGTTTTAATTAAAGATGTTGCAAAAGTTATGGGAATAACCATAACTCCAAATATAACTCAAAAGGAAGTAATTGCTAAAGAGTTTATAAATAATATGCAACTCTTTATAAAAGACTTTACAGAAAATGAAATTGTAAAGTTAAGAAAGAAAGTTGAGGCTAATGTTTTTGAAGGCATAAGGGCTGAAACTCTAAGAGATGATATAAAAAAAGAGTTTGAAGTTAGTAAAAATAAAGCTAATTTTCTTGCTAAACAAGAGATAAGTTTATTAACCTCTAAATATAAAGAAACTAAGTATAGAGAACTTGGTATAACAAAATATCGTTGGTCAACCTCTAGGGACGGAAGAGTAAGAGAGGATCATCGAGAGCTTAACAATAAAGTATTTTCATTTAATAATCCCCCAATAGAAAACAAAGAAAAAGGAAGCCGTGCAAATCCAGGTGAAGCCTTTGGTTGCCGTTGCGTTGCTATTCCTATTATTGAAAATTAATGGTTGAACTAACTGATTTAGACAGGACACCACCAAAGAGTGCAATAAAAGATGCTCAGAAGGTTTTAGATTGGAAAGAGAAGTATGGTGATGAAGTTAAAGGAATGACTCAAACTGGCTGGACTAGGGCAAGACAAATTGCCAGTGGTAAGCCATTAAGTTTAGATATAATTAAAAGAATTTCTCAATTTGAGAGACATGAAAAGAATAAAACTATTAATCCTAAATTTAAAGATAGCCCTTGGAAAGATAACGGATATGTTGCTTGGCTTGGGTGGGGCGGAGATAGTGCAATTTTAACTTGGTCAAAAAGAGTGATAGAAAAAACAGAGAAAAAAGAAAATTCAATCCTGAAAGCAGAAAGTTATAAAGCCAGATTTCTTGAAGCTGGCGTTGTTAAGTATGATGAGGAAATGGTTTTAATTAAGCCAGAAAATTTAATGAACATAGCAGATAAATTTAAAGGTGCTTATGTAGTTATTGGTCATAAAGACTTATCAGAAAATGAATCAGATCAAATTGTAGGCTATATTTCCAAAGTATGGTTTGAAGATGGTTGGGCTTGGTGTGATTTTACAGTAAATAATGAAGAAGCAATAAATTTAATAAATAATAAAAATTACTCTGTAAGCTGCGCATATTACGCTAAGTATACAGTTGGTGGAACTTATCATAATATTCCTTATGATAAAGAAATTGTTGATGGTGATGCTATTCACTTAGCTATTGTTGACAAACCTCGCTATGAGGAAGCATTAATTTTAAAAAATTCAATTAAAAACAAAGTTATGACTATATTTAAATTTAAAAAGGAGGAAAAAAAAGAAAACTCCGTAGAAACTAAAGAAATTGCACTAGAAAATGCAATGTTTGAAATCGAAGAAGGCTCAACTATTCCAGTGAGTGAAATGATCGAAGCTTACAAAAACGCCAAAGAAGAAGAGAAAAGAAAAGAGGAAGAAGAAAAGGCTAAAGTTAATGCTGACGATGAATTTGAGATTGATGGCAAAATGGTTAAGGTAAAAGAATTAGCATCTGCCTATAAATCTAAAATCAAAAAAAATGAAGAAGATGAAGAGCTAGCTAAAAAAGAAAAAGAAGAAATTAAAGTTAATGAGGAAAAAGAGAAAGAAGAAGAGGAAAAAGAAATTAAAAAAAATTCAAAAGATTTTGAGGAGTTAGAAAATGCTAGATCAGTAATTGAAAACTCATCAGATAAAAAATCAGTTAAAATATCAACTGATATATCGCAATTTGCACTAGGTAAGGCATTATATGGTTCACCGCAAAAAGCTATTAATTAATTTAAATTTATTTAAAAATGACTCAAGAATTAAATCAATTCTCACAAAGTACAGAGAAGGGCATTTTGGATATGTCAGCAAATCCAAATGTTTTAAATGTTAAAATTGACTCTTCATCTGTAAACACTTTAACAGGTGGTTCGGTTGTAGTTTATACTGATACCGCTGGTAAGGTAATTACTGTTGATAAAGCATCTGCAATTTCTGATGATATTGCTGGCGTTGTATTATATGAAGTTAAAAAGAACTCTTTTGTTGCTGATGACTTCGTTAGAATTGCCTTCGCAAATTCAGTTGTAATTATGGAAGCTTCTTCTGCTATTGCAAAAGGTGCTGATGTTGAAGCTGTTTTGACAGGTGATAAGGTTGCGACCCAATCAACTGGAACTACTATCGGTAGAGCTTTGGATAAAGCAAGTGCTGATGGAGACTTAATCAGAGTATTGATTAAAGTTAATTAATTTTAATATTATAAAAAATGAAAAATAATCAAATTTTTAATATGATTGCATCTCTTGAAGCTACTGGTAAAGCTCCTGAGAACTCTGTAATCTCTTCCGTTCAAAATAGCAAAAAGGATAAGGCGTTATATAATTCTGCTCCAGTTGGTTACGAACAAACAATAGATACCTTAACTTATATTAAGCAAGAAGTTATTAAACAAAAATTCTATGAAGAAAATCCAGGTGACTTTATACCTGTTAAAGTTGGCGAGGGTTCTTTTTCTAGTGAATTTTTATATTATACTAACTTTGAGCTTTCTGATGACTTTGAATCTGGTATCATGGGTCAAGGCACAGGCACTAGAAGGTCAAAATTAGATGTTGGTTATGATGCTGTTAGATTAACTCCTTATTTCTGGTCAAAAGAAATTGATTATTCACTAGTTGAAATTAATCAAGCTGCTAAAAATATTGGCTCTGCTATCTCTTTAATTACTCAAAGAGAAGAAGCTGGAAAAAGAAATTGGGATTTAGGTATTCAAAAAGTCTCAAAATTAGGATCTTCTAATGTATCTGGAGTTGAAGGTCTTTATAATTTAACTGGTGTTACTAATAACTTAGTAACTATTACAAAAGCTATTTCTTCTATGACTCCTGCGGAAATTCAAAGCGTAGTTAAAGATATGATGAATGCTTACTGGACTAATAATAATAAAACTGCTAAACCAGATACTCTTAATATACCAACTTCAGATTATTTCGGTCTTTCTGAGTTTATTGATGCTACTGGTATTTACAAGTCTAAAGGCGATTATTTACTAGAAGCGTTTAAATTTGCTACTGGCAATCCTAACTTCAAAATATTACCTTCCCAATATGCGGATAGTGCTGATAATGGTCTAGGTGTCAACAGATACACTCTTTATAGAAATGATCCTCAAACTTTAGAAATGAACATTCCTATTGACTACACAACCACTACTTTCGGAACTATTAATAACTTTGATTTCAATTCAGTTGCTTATGGTCAATTTACTGGCGTTATTGCTAAAAGACCAAAAGAAATTTTATATTTCTCTTATTAATTAACTTGGGACGATTTTTAATCGTCCTTTATATATTGAATTATGAAAAAAATAATTAACAATTCTGGTGGTATTATAACAACTTCAATCGGCAATATTAATAATGGTCAGATTGCAGAATTAGAAGGAAGAGAACTCAAAACTTGTTTAAAACTCAAAGGTGTAGAGCTTTTGGAAGTTAAAGAAGTTAAGGAATCTAAAAAATCTAAATAAGATAAATAATGACCAACCCTTTCATCAACACAATAACAATAAATGATTTTAAAGATCAATTTTATCGTGATTTTACTTATGTTGATGATTGGGCTATTGGTTCTTATAATACTGGCGATAAAGTTTTTTACTTAGTAAATAATAAGTTTTATGAGGCTAAGGCTGACGGTATAACTTCCACTCCTGACACCTTTTCGGATTGGAATTTATTATCTCCAAGTGGTTTGGTATCTTCAAAAGACATTAATATTGCCTTTAGTGAGGCAAAAGCGTCTTTTAATGATAGCATAACTAGTAATGAAGATGATTTAAAATTAATCTATCTTTATTGCTCGGCTCATTACTTAGTTAATGATTTAAATGCTAATGGGGTTGATAGCACTTCGACAAATCCCGTCAACTCTCGATCTGTGGGGAATGTATCGGAAAGCTATTCAATCCCTGCTTGGATGCTAGAAAGCCCTTTATACTCCTTTTATACGAAAACTAGTTACGGATTAAAATATTTAAATTTAATTCAAGGTTATTTAATTGGAGTGATGGGAATTGCACAAGGTGGAACTAATGCCTAGTGATATTGTGATTAAAGATAATTTTTCTGGGTTAGATAAATTTCAGAAAAGTTTTAAAGAAAATAAAGTTGCTAAAGTTGGAATATTTAGCGATAAAAATGCTAGAGACGATGCAATGACAAATGTCAAGGTCGGAATGAAGCATGAATTCGGATCATTTAGCGAAGGAATACCGAGAAGATCTTTTTTGCGTGATCCAATGACTTTTAAAAGAAAAGAGTTATTGAAGCAAGCTAAGAAGATTATTGATAGAGATATTGATAAAGGAATTGAATTTGTTTTAGAAAAAATAGGCGTATTAGGTGAAACAATCGTCCAAGAGGCTTTTGCTACTGGGGGGTTTGGAGCTTGGCAGCCTTTATCTGATACAACAATAAAGAAAAAAAACAGCTCATCAGTATTAATTGATACAGGTCAATTGAGAAGGGCTATAATATCAAAAGTAGATAGTAATGATTCCTAGAATACAATCTGCCCTGAATGGTTGGGAAAGTAATATAAGATTAACAAAGATTTCTCAAACAATTATTGATGGTGATGTTAGCGAAGCTGAAACTATTTTTAGTTTTAAAGGTGTTATCCAGCCTTTAAAATCTCAAGATTTAGCATTAAAACCTTTGGATACTAGGTCTTGGCTTTGGTATATGATACACACTAAAAAAGATTTAGAGATTAATGTAGGTGATAATATTATGTATGAGGGACAAGATTTTAAGGTTATGAATAAGAATAACTATAAATTAAACGGATATTTTGAATATCATATTGTAGAGAAATTTTCATGAGAGAGCCAATAAAAATAATTAGAGATATTATAAAAGATTTTATGGGTTTAGATGAGGATAAAATTTATATCTATAATCAAGATTTCAAGAGTAATACAGGAGACTTACAAGTTATTATTCAATTTCAATCTTCAACACCATACTCAAATATCAATAAATTTATTCCTGCTGATCAAGGAGTTGAGGGGGCAATACAAAGTTTAAGATTATTAACTAGGGAAGATTACACTATTAATATTCTTTCTAAGAATACTGATGCGAGAATTAGAAAAGAAGAAATCTTATTAGCTTTAATGACTCAAGAGGCACAAGACAAGCAAGGGGAATATAATTTTAAAATAAGTAATATTTCTAGTAGTTTTATTGATGTTTCAGAGGTTGAGGCTTCTGGATCTTTGAACAGGTATGCAATTACTATTTCTTTATTAACAAGTTATACAAAAGAAATACTTGCACCTTATTATGACTCCTTTACTATTGAAGATGCAACAGTAGAAGGGTCATAATTAATTTTAACCTAAATTAAAAAATGACTATACCTTTAACAAATATAATTAATGTATCGGTTACTGCAACGCCTAAAGGATTGCAAGACCCTAGTGTAAATAGTGTTGCATTATTTACATATGAAACGCCTAGCAATGTTGATGATTATAGGGTCTATTTAGAGCCTTCTTCGGTTGCTACTGACTATGGAACTAACTCAAGTACAGCGGAATTTGCTAATTTAATATTCTCACAATCTCCAAATATCTTAACTGGTAATGGTAGATTGGTTGTTATACCTATACAATCGGCAGTTAGTGCAACTCAAGGAGATTTTACAACTAGTGATATTTCTAGCAATTTATCTAATCTTACAGCGATTTCGGATGGTGACATTAGAATTGTCTTAAATGGTAATAATGTTGATCTAACAGGCTTAAATTTTACAAATGCTACAACCCTTGATAATATTGCAACTATCATTCAAAAAAAATTAGATGATGTAATTGTTGAGAATATTGGTAATACTTTAAAATTTTCTTCTAAAAAAGTTGGTACAGCTTCAACAGTTGATGTAGTACAATTACCTACTGGCTCTGGAAGCGACTTATCAGGTGCTGCATTATTAGATGTTGCAAACGGAATTGCTACTAATGGAGCTAATTCAAGCGGTGAAACTTTAGTGGATGCAATTACTAGGGTTCAAGATCAAGTGCAGTTTGTAGGTGTATTTTCTAACTTATTAATGGAAGATACAGTATTAAAAACAACTGCTACATTTATTCAAGCTAGAAATTACATCGGTTTATATTCCGTATCATCTACGGAAGATTTAGAGTCTACGACAGGCATTGTTTCACAGATTAAAGATGCAAGCGAAACTAAATATAGAGGTTTTTATTATTCAACAAGCCCTAGTGAAGCGTTGAAGGCATTGGCTGCTTATGTAGGGCGTGCATTTAGTGTAAACTTCGCAGGCTCAAATACTGCTCAAACTATGTTTAATAAAACATTAGCAGGAATTACTCCAGATGTTGCAATTAATCAAACTATACTAACTAAAGCAAAAGATGCAGGAGCTGATATTTATGGCTCTGTTAGTGGTCTTGGTGTTGTATTTTCTCATGGTGCTAATGACTTCTTTGATAATGTTTATAATACTCAATGGTTTAAATTTGCAGTAGAGACAGCATCATTTAATTATTTAAGACAAACTAACACAAAAATTCCGCAAACTGAATCGGGAATGGACGGTTTAAAGACTACTATTGCTAGCGTATGCGAGAGAGCTGTTAATAATTCAATAATTGGAGTTGGTTTAACTTGGAACTCACCTGAAACATTCGGTAATCCAGACGATTTCAGAAGAAATATAACTGATAAAGGTTATTTTATTTATAGCTTACCTATTGCTCAACAGCCACAAAGCGAAAGAGAAGCAAGGCAAGCTCCATTGGTGCAAACAGCGATTAAATTTGCTGGTGCGATTCACTCGGTGAATATAATTGTTAATATTGAAAGATAAAAAATTATGGCTACTAATACTTTAACAGGAAGTGACACTATCACAATAAATGATAGAGTTTTAACAGATTTTGGCGATGGCTCGGTTGTTAATATAACCTTCCCAAATGAACTGGTTGCAGTCAAGACTGGTAAGAACGGAAACGCAATTTATTCACTAAACGAAACAGGCAGACAAGCTGATGTTGAACTTAGAATTTTAAGAGGATCAGAAGATGATAAATTTTTAAATTCTCTTAAAATCAATATGGAATCTGATATTGCTGCATTCACTCTTTTATCAGGCGAATTTGTCAAGAGAATTGGTGATGGCTTAGGCAATGTAAATAGAGAAATTATTACTTTGTCTGGTGGCGTATTTTCTCAAAACAACGATACTCAATCTAATGTTGAGGGAGACACGGAGCAAGCCTTAACTGTTTATAGGTTAAGATTTAGCAACGGAAACAAAGCAATAGCATAATGGGAAAAGAAATAACTTTTGAAAATGGCGATGAGGCAGTAATAAATATTGCCTCATTCTCTGCTTGTATGGGATTAAAAAATGCAATAGCTAAAGCCCTTTTAAAACAAGATATAAAATTGTCTGATTTAGATATTTCTAAACTAGACTCCTTAATTGGTGCTATTCTTTCCGTTGATTCTGATGAGGTTGTTAATAAAGCAATATTTAACTGTTTATCTAAATCGACTTATAATAAAGAAAGAATTCAAGAATCTATCTTTGAAGATCAAAAGGCTAGAGAAAACTATTATGAAATACTTATTGAGTGTTTAAAAATTAACCTAAATCCTTTTTTCAAGCCCCTTATTTCAAAGTTAAATTCTCTACAAGAAAAAGGGGCATAAAGCCAGAAGTAGAGATAACAGCAAGCGAGTTAGATATTTTATGTTTAAGACTTGCCAAAGCTGGATATGGTAAACCTCAAGATATTGCCGAAATGGATTGTGATTGGGTTATGAAAATGATCCAATATGAGGATTTTTGCAGTGAATATGAGAGTAAATATTTTGAATTAAATAAAAAAGATGGCTAGCTTAGGAGAGTTATTTATTAGTTTAGGTGTTAAAGCTGACGAAGCTAAGCTTAAAAAAATAGATAGCGGTATTAAATCAATTAGAAATGGAGCATTAGCATTATCCGCTGCCTTTACTGGTGCGATTGTTGGTCTTGATCGCTTTGTTGATGGTACTCTAAGAGGGGTTGTTTCTCTTCAAAATCTATCCAATCAAACAGGCTTAGCAGTTCAAGAGTTACAAAAATGGCAACAGGCCGGGCAATTATCTAATTTAGCTTTAGATGCTGATCAAATAGCAGGATCAATCGGAACTGTACAAAAAAATATAGCTAAAATTAGACTTGGTCAAGGTGACTTATCTCCTTTTCAATTATTAGGCGTTGATTTAATGGGTCAAGATGCTTTTGGAGTATTAGAGCAATTAAGAGGCTCTATTCAGGGCTTAGATCCAACTATTACAGCAAATTTATTAGAGCAAATAGGATTAACTCCAGATTTCATAAATCTACTAAAATTATCAAGGCAAGAATTTGAGGCATTAAGCGAGAATACTTTTTTAAATAAAAAACAGCGTGAAGATATAGATAAGGCAGGGACAAGTATAAAACAATTAAAACTAGCCTTTACAGCCCTAAAAGATCAGGCGGTGGCAAAGATAGCTCCTTTTCTTAATGAATTAGTACAAAAGTTTTTTTCATGGCTTAGAGATAATGGAGATAAAATAGTAAATACAATGACTGGATTTGCTAAAGGCTTTGCATTATTTGCTCAAGCTATTGGAAATGCTTTTAGTGTTTTAAGTGGTTTTTTATCTAATATTACAGGAATAGAAAGTGGAACTAAGGCTATTGCTATTGCTTTTGGTGCTTTAACCTTAGCATTACGACCTATGCTTTTAGGATTTACAGCCTTATTATTAGTGTTAGATGATATAGCGGTCTTACAAAGAGGGGGGGAAAGTTTAATAGGTGATTTCTTCAAAGTGTTTACGGATGGTGATTTAATTTCTCAATTGACAGGAGTTGGGGTTGCCATAGGTGCAATCGCGACCGCTGTAATTAGTCTTGGAGGAGGATTAAAAACTGTTAAAGGATTAGGTGGTATTGCGGCAGTATTGGGCGCAACATCATTTATTGCGAAAGCACCTGAACTTGGTAAGAAATTCGCAGGGTTTCTTGAAGAAAAAACAGGAATAGACGATTTTATAGACAACCTATTAGGAACATCAGAGGCGGCAGTTGCTGCAAGAGTAGGGTTAAATCCTGCTAGTACGACTATAAATAATAATATAACAATTAGCGGAGTGCAAGAGCCAGAAGTGGTAAGGGATGAATTATCAAGAGGTTTAGACACTTTAACGACTCAAAGCTTGCGCAGGGTGCAAGTTGGTCAAGGAAATAATTTTCAGTAATGGTAGCAATTCCTAGTGTAGATAAAGTCTTAAAAACAACTGATACAGTGAACAGCTTTGTTGGTCAATATGTTTTATCACCTATTGCTAATTTAGGTCTTGCTGGATTTGCTTTTGATATATTTGAAGAGCAAAAAATAGAATTATCTTCTGATATTACAGATCATTACACAGAACAAAATACAGCGGTTCAAGATAATATAGCAAACAAGCCTTTAGTGTGTACATTAAGAGGCTTCGTTGCTGAACAAGTAACAGAAAGAGCAGAACCGAAAGGGAAGTTTGTGGAGCTAACTCAAAAACTAACAACAATTAGTAGTTATGTACCAATAGTTACAACAGGAGCAAAACAATTGCAGAATTTCTTAACTGATGCAAAAACAAATACAAGAAAAGAAAATATTGACGAGGCAATAGGTACGGGAGTTGACTTATTTAAAGCATTTAAAGAATTAAACCCACCTAAAACCAAACAGGCGAAGGCTTATAACTTCCTTAAAGCTCTTTATGATGCTAAGCAGTTATGCGGTGTCGATACTCCTTTTGGTTTCTTAAAAAATATGGCTATTCAAAATATAGTAATTACACAAGGAAATAATGCTTTTCAATCTGATTTATCGGTTACATTAAAACAAATTAGATTTGCTACAACTCAAACAGTAGCATTGGATTCTAACGAATATCAAGCAAGAACTAACAACCAAAGGGCTGAGGTTAAGAATAAAGGTAAGGTCGAGGGTAAAGCGGTCAACAGATCAATTTTAAGTAGTTTATTTAATTAATGAAACAAATCACAGAAATTACAGACAATCCAAGACAATCACTAACGATCACAACTGATAGAGGTGATGAGTTTATTTTAAAATTAAATTACTCTGATTTACAGCAGGCATGGTTTTACGATATAACTTTTGGCGAGGTTGTTATTAATGGGCGTAAAATTGTTAATAGCCCTAATATATTAAGATCTTTTAAAAATGTAATACCTTTTGGAATAACTGTTGCGGTTACTGATGCAGGCGAGCCAATGTTTATAGATGATTTTACAAGTAGTCGTTGCAGTTTGTTTATACTGGAATCTGACGAAGTGACAGCAAATGAATCTGAATTTTACAACGAATGAAATTTGGCAGGCAATATAGATTATTAATTGAAATATCTGAAGAAGGGAAAAAAACTGAATTTATTGAGATTAAAAACCCTTTAACTATTGAATTTCAATTAGAAAGATCAACATCTTCTAATCTAAACAACGCTATAATTAGAGTTTACAATTTAAAAGAATCCAACAGAAAAGGTATATTTCAAAATGTCTTTGATTATAAAAATGCTAAATTACAAAGGCGGAGGATTGTATTGCAAGCAGGATATGGCGATTTATCAACGGTTTTTATAGGTGATTTAATAGAGGCTTATTCTTATAGACAAAATAATAATATTATAACCTTTATGAACGCCCTAGATAGTGGCTTCACAGCTTACAACTCTTATATTAATAAAACTTTTGAAGCTGGCATATCTAGAGCTAATTTATTTGATGAGTTAGTTAATTTTCTAGGGCTTAAAAAAGGTCAAGTAGGAGAAACAGAAGGCAATTATAAAAGAAGTGTACCTTTAAATGGTAATACCTTCAATCTCTTGAATAAAAATTATAAGGACGAATTTTTTATTGATTTAGAAACAGTTAATAAATTGGCAGAAAATAAATCATTATCAGGAGAAATATTGCTAATTAATTCAGAATCAGGCTTATTAGGCACGCCATTATTACAAGGCACTTTTTTAGTAGTAGAGTTGATATTTGAACCTAAAGTCAAAGTAGGTCAATTAGTAAAAATAGAATCATCTTTTAATTCTGAATGGGACGGACAATATAAAGTCTTAGGAATTAAACATGATGTAGTTATCTCAGAAGCTACAAGCGGTCAAGCAAAGACAACATTACAATTATTAGTGCCTACAATATGACAAATAGAGTTGAACCAGATTTAAGAGACATACTAGAAAACCTGAAAGAAGATATTTTTTATGAGTTTAATTGCCATAAGGTGGGAGTTATACAATCTTTTAACACAGATAATCAAACCGCTTCTATTAAGTTAATAGATAAAGGGATAAGAAAAACTTCTGGCAAAGATATAATACAAGAATTTAGCTTGTTGCAGGATTGCCCTATTGTGATTAATAAAGGTTTAAATGGCGGTTTAACTATGCCTATTTCTTCTGGTGATACTTGCTTAGTATTGTTTAATGATAGGGATATAGATAATTGGTTTGATAATGGATTATCTCAAAGACCAAATACAAGAAGGTCACACGATTTGGCGGATGCAATAGCTATTGTTGGAATTAGAAATCAAGTTAATAAAATAACGAATTTTAATAATAACGCAACAGAGTTAAATTATCTAACAAATAAAATTTCGCTTGACAATTCAAAAATAAAATTGCTTAATAATAGTGGAGGAGAAATTAATTTAGATGATAAGCTAGAGTTAAAGAATACCGCCGAAAATTTAAAAGGAATTATTGATGAATTAATAACAATTATCAATAATTTAAAATGTGTAGATCCTATAAGTGGCAATCTATCAATAGATAGCGGAACTTCTTCTAGTTTATCAACTTTATCCTCAAGAGTTAATAATTTGCTAAAATGACAACTATCAGATCTTTAAATGAAAATGGGGATTGGACTTTTGGCAAAGGTAGGGCAGATTATAAAAATCAAGCCAACGGATTAAAACAACATATTATTTCAAGACTTAAGGAGTGGAGAACGGATTGTTTTTTTGCTCAAAATAATGGTGTTGATTGGAATAATAGATTAGGATATAAAAATCAAGAAGAATTACTAGAAGATGAAATAAGGGATATGCTTTTAAAAACTGATGAGGTTTTGGAAGTAATAAATGTTAATGCTAATATAAAGCAGAGACAAGCAACAGTAACAGCAATAATAAAAACTATTTACTCTAATTCGGAAACGATAGTTATTGAAAACTAATGAGTACATTAGACAGCAATGGTTTAATTATTGATACACTAAATGATATTATTACCAATTTAGAGAATGGTTATAAATCCATCTATGGTAATAATATATTAATTTCAAGCAATACACCAGACGGACAAAGAATAAATATAGAAGCTCAGGCAATAATTGACTTATTAGAGCTTATTCAAAATATATATAACTCTTTCGATTTAGAGAGTGCAACAGGTGTAGCATTAGATCGTCTAGCTCCCCTACTAAATGCAACAAGACAAGGAGCAACATTTACACAACAACAAGTAAATATTACAACTGATCGAAGCCTTACTCTAGATGGATTAGACGACCAAGCAACAGATATTGATGGCACAGGTTACACGATTGCAGACAATACAGGAAATGAATTTATTTTATTAGATACATTCAACGCCCCTAGTGCAGGAACTTATTTATTAACATTTAGAGCAAAAAATTTAGGAGCAATCACAACTCTACCAAACACAATAGTAAATCCAGTTACAGTAGTTTTAGGCGTTACCAATATTGATAATCCTTCAGGGGTTTTAGAATTGGGTCTAGATGGTGAACTAGATGCTCAATTTAGATTAAGATTATTAAAATCTCCTGCTAATAGATCAAAAGGTTTTACAGATGGTTTACTAGGTGGACTGCTTAATATTCCAAGTGTTACTGATGCAAGAATTTATGAGAATTTCACAAGTATAACAGATTCAAACAATATTCCTTCCCATTCTATATGGTGTATAGTTGAGGGCGGAGCTAATACGGATATTGCAAATCAAATTTATACTAAGAAAAATTCAGGTTGTGGCTTGAAAGGTTCTGTTATTATTGATATTATTAAAGATAATGGCGAAATATTCCAAGCTAAATTTGATCGTCCGCAATCAAAAAATTTATGGATTAAATATGATTTAAAAACGATTGGAACAGCTGCTCTTGATTTAGGAGATTTAAAACAATATTTAGTTAATAATTTATCTTTTGAAATTGGCGACTCTGCCGAAACTTCTAAAATTACAACAGAGGCGATTAATTCCATAATTAATCAGGGTGGTGGTGGCGTGCCTTTGAATGTAGAAATTTCAAACGATGGAATTAGTTATGTTGATTTTTTAGAGGTGGATACGATTGATGAGAAATGGATTGTTGATTTAGCTAGAATTGATATTACGGAAATCTGATGGCTATAAATATAAATGAGGTTGTAGAGTATTACAAAAACCTTTTAATAATACAATATAATCAAAAAGAAAACGCTAGAGCTGAAATAGGATTATTTATAGAGCAATTACTCAATAATGATATTTATTCACAAGTAAAAAATGCTTTTAATCTTGATACTGCTGTTGGTAAGCAATTAGATATAATAGGCAGAATAGTCGGAGTTGATAGATTTTATGAAGCAACTGGCGAAGCTGAAAGCGATCAGGGGCAAGTTGTTGAGTATATAGATACAAACACTGCTTATGATGTAGAGGTGGCAGATTATAACAGTAACTTAGATAATTTTGAAGTTTCTGATTATGCTAGTTTACAGGTAGATAATAAGTTGAGTGACAATGATTATAGACTCATTCTTAAATTAAGAATAGTACAAAATAACTCAGATCACTCCGAAAAATCTATTGACAATGGATTATTTTTATTTTTTGGTGATGAGATTGTTCAATCTCCATCAGACAATATGACAATGGTTTATTTTGTTAAAAATAATTCAAAGAGAATAGCATTAATAGCTTTTAGTAAGGGTGTATTACCGAGACCAATGGGGGTTAATTTGAGTGGTCTTATTGTTAGGCAAAATCCTTTTTTTGGGTTTGCTAGATATAATCAATCAACATTTAGTAGTAATGTTGAGGGATTTAAAAGATACGGAGTTGCGAAAGACGGAGAGTTTTTAAACTCTAGTAAAATAATTAATTTGTAATGGCTAATATAACAAGAAAACAACATAAAATATTTGCTGCATTATCAGCTAATAATGGGCAATTTGGATCAGATCAAGCAGGTTCACCAGTAGTAAGTAATGATCCTGATGTAATACAAGCATTGCCAGCTTATAATAATGGTTGGCTAAATGCAACAATCGGATCCTCTGAATTACCAACTTTAGAGGATATGCAAGGCTTACAATATAATAATAGTTATCAAACAGCGTATTTATTGCAAAAAGGTATTCCAGAATGGAATAATTTAACAGATTATCATACTGGAGATATAGTGAGGCAAATAGGGGGTTCAAGACTTTATAAATCAATCACTGATGATAATATAAACAACCCTATAATTGATCTTTCTAATTGGCAATATTTAGGTAATTTAGATAATTTATTCACAACTGAAGTAATATCAACAGAAGGCGATCTAATCAAAGGCTCTAGTAGTGGCGAAGCTGAAAGATTACCAGTAGGCTCTAATAATCAAATCCTACAATCAAACGGAACTAATCCAGTCTGGAGTAACGATCTAGTTATTAACAATTTAACTGTTAACGACAAACTAAACACACAGCCAAACACAGCCACAATATCATCTGGTGCTATTACTTATACAGGGGCCTATATGGTGGTTGATACAGAGGGCGGAGCTTCTAGCGACACATTAGACACTATTAATGGAGGAACGGCAGGAGATAGGCTTTTATTAAGAGGTGCTACTGTTAATCAAGATATTATTATTTCTGATAATACTGGAAATATACAAACTAACAATGGCGTAAATTTTACATTAGAACCGCTTCATGGAGATTGTGTAGAGTTTTATTATGACGGCTCTAGTTGGATACAAGCTGCTAGAAGGTTGCATTTAGATTTCCTAAGCTCTAAGTCAACAAATGGCTACACATATTTACCAAATGGAATAATCTTGCAATGGGGTGTTGCTGTTAATGTTGGAGGTAATTCTATACAAGCTGTTACACTACCAATAACTTATCCCAATGCCATATGGATGACCCAAACAACTGCTGGAACTACTGCGGATATAGGCGAGCCTGTTCAAGTATACTCACAAACTAATTCATACATAAATGTTAGGAACTCCAACAGCCCAACTGTTAATATTTACTGGTTTACAATAGGAAATTAATTATGATAAAAATAAAATACAATTCAAACACAGGTCAGATATTAGGAAATTACCCATCAAGTATAAATTATCCATCTTTGACTATTGATGAAGATAGTAAGACTATAACTGATCAATCAGGCACTTTTCCTTATATCGAAATCACGAAGGAACAACATGAGGACGGAATGGGTAAGAATATGGTTGTTGTTGGCGGTAATTATCAGGAATATGTAAAAACTAGTGCAGAATTATTACAAGAAGCTAAAAATAAAAAAATAGCAGAACTTGAAGTTTTTCACGAATCAG